ATGCAAAGTCTTGAGAGAATGATGCAGAGATTGTAAGAGAATCAGTTGACGCATTAGTAGTTAACGCAACACCAGTACCTGCAATGAAGTTGAGTGTATCAGTTGCACCATCTGCGGCAATAGTTGTTTGACCAGAGACTGCAAAGTTACTGAAGGCGTTTTGGTTAACTTCGCCACCGCCACCACCACCGCCAGCGAGTGCACCCCATGAAGTGGTGTATCCTTCGAACTGGTTGAGTTGGTTGTTATATCTTAGATAACCTGCGAGAGGGGAACCATCACGTTGCGCAGTTGTACCTGCAGGAATTTGTACAGATCCTGTCGCACTCGTACGTGGTGCAATTGCTTCGATGTTGTCGTCCATCTCTTGGTATGTAAGAGAGGAACCTTTTGTAATTCGTTTTGTAATAGACATCTAAGTGCTTTCCCCACTGGAATTGTAGTAGACCCCCATGTAAGAACTGTAAGATGGGTCTGAAGCTTCGGTTTGTTCAAAATAATTTTCATCTACATAGTATATATCTACATAAGAGGTGGCTGCTTCTATTATGTAGTCTGCATCAACATATCCAGGCGAGAAGTAAAATGCGGTAGTATCTTGATAGATGCCTGGGTTTGGTTCAATATAATTAAAATCTACAAATTCAAATAACTGTATTTCGTTATCTGAAAGTCCATCACCCTCTGTAAAAACATATGCCTGATCGATAAGTGCCTGTTTAAGGACTGGATCAGTTTCTGCGGCAATCTGTGCAAGTAACGCCGCATAGTTAGGGTTTGGCATGTCACGATCCTACTTCGACTTTTGGTGCACCCGATTTTGCTGCGTTAGGTCTCCAAGAACCGTGGCCTCCTGTCGTATCGCCCTTACGATGGACGAATTTACCAACTGCACGAACTTTACTAGAACAACCTACTGCAGGATCTCCACATGCAGTTGCATCCCCTTTACGCACAACTGCCCTTCCCATTGCCTTGACCTTACTTTGACCAGAAACATATGGTGTCTGGTGGTAAGGGTTTGGAGTGGGAGAGGCATGACCGTAATGGAGATCTGCTCCGTCTCGTACTATTCGTGGCATTGTATCACCAAGTGTTGATTTTATTAGGTATCGATCTCGACCCCCCATGATGCGACTTCACGTTTCTTAGAACATCTCTGAAACCATCATCTGGTTTCTTTAGTCCTAATCTCATTGCATCACCAATACTTGGTGGTGATTTTATAAATTGTAGCAGATGAGGGTTTTCATCCTTATATGCATCAAGATCAGCAATTTTCATACTGATCTCGAATTCTTCATTAGTATTTATGTTTCTGAAGTTGTACGTTGGCATTTACTATCCTGTTATTAAATGGTAGATTTCTTTCCAACTTTGAACCCGATGCGCCGCACCTTTATAACCTGAGTTATGTTGGTGAGACATTAGTATTCCTTCACAACCTACATTGATACCAACGTCGACGTTTTCTGGTTTATCTTCGACCCAGTAACAACCTGTGTCCCGATATTCTTCCATAACTTCGTCTTTGTCTGCACCAGTGTCTAAGTACACATACCGTTCAAAGGTAGACTCACCGAACAACTCCCGAAGGTTCTTACCCCGAAGGTGTTGTGCGTATTGGTCATTACTCAGACTGGTGATTGCATGGAATACGTATCCATGTTCTTCGTGGAGTTTTTTGACATACTTGATAGAGTCCCGAAGAGGTGCGAGAGACCGCATTTGTGCACTCTCATTGAACATCCGAATTAACCGTTTGGTTTCTTTCCGTTCCATACCATACTTGACATCCATGTCATAGATGCCTTCTTGAACGACTTTATAACCGTGCCGATGCATCCATTGACCAAAAGCGTACTCCCAGTCTAAGATGACACCGTCACAGTCAGTCAGTATTGTTTTTTCTTTTATAGCAATCATATTGATTCTCACTTTCTCATTATTACAAGATCAATATACACTATAAATCTAAGATTGTCAAGCCCTAATTTGAATTAATTTCAAATATTTCTAGGAATCTCTGAAGTCTTTGAAGTTGAGGGTTTTAGTCTTACGACTTTCACTCACTTCTAACTTGCGACTTTTCGACTTATGTTTTTCACGAAGGCGGTCTTCATTATCATTACCCCATTCGTCATAGTCGTAATCTTCAGTACGGTCATTCTTGCGAAACTTTTTAAACTTTTTGGACATCTTTCTAACTCAATTTATTTTTAAAGGATCTATGAAAAGGCGTGGAAAAGCATCTTCCACAGTTTGTTTTGTCAAACCTTTATACGGTTTATTAGTAATCATTTGACAAAGCATTTCGGCATCTGGATCGTAGAGGTCTTCTAGTAATCCAATAAACAGTGACTCACGTTTCGCTGGCTTCAGTTGATCATATCCACCACCTTTGATGAAAATGCGTAGCTTACGTGCTTCGTGGTATAGCATCATACCTTCGTCTGCAGTCTCACCTTTTTTGTATGGTGGGGCAGAGTCTGGTACTAACCACTCAAGAGTTTCGTCATACCATAACCGTAGGATAATACGGAGAGGTACACAATCATGGGATTGTAAGAATTCTTTCTTATCAACCTTTGTTCGCTTCTTTGCCGCCTCAGAGATAATCTCAGAGAAGGGAAGTCTTTGTTTTCTCATTATTAAAAGTCCTGTATATCAGTTAGTAAATGTTTCAGTTTATGTTTAATAAAGAAGTTGAACAGTCCTTGTCGACCAACAGTCTTTTCTCTATTATATATCTCCAAAATCTCATCTTGATAATTCTGGGGGATCTGTGTCAAGTCAATCATCATCTTATTACGATGGTATCCAGAAAGTACTTCCTCTGTCATATCCTTTTCACCACCATCAAGTAGGTTGTGTAATCTCTTGGCAGTCATAGGACGTTGACGTTCACCGACTGCAAGACAATTATCTGGAGACAAAACGTTAGGAACACCGTCACCTGCATCACCTTTAAGAATATGTTCTTTGAGGTATTTATCAGGATTGTCATTTCGAATCCAACGTTTGCGCACTGGATCATATTGTCCCACGTTTGCATACTGATGTAACTGGATGTAATCTTTGTCACCAGACAAGATCAAGAACTTCTCTCCACCAGTATTCAACACCTCACCATTGTCATGACAGATGGTTCCGATGATATCATCAGCTTCGACACGATCTACGTTGACTACTTTGTATGGGAATGATTCGTCGATTTCATCACGGATCTTATGTACAACTGTAAACAGTTCGTTCCAGTCGATATCAGATTCACTACGTGACTTCTTACGGTTTGCTTTATAATAGGGATAGATATCTTTGCGCCACACGTTCTTACTGTCGCAACAAATTACTATCTCTCCCCAGTCTTCTGTAAACTTCTTTCGATTGAAACGAAGAGAGTTTAAGAACATGTGACGAATCATCGACTCGTCTATTTCTACGTTATGACCACCTGAGTTCGCAAAGAACGAGGCGAGCATTACTTGATTAAAATCTACTAAGATTGGCATAATATTGTTTCCATTAATTTAATTTGTAGTCTATAGTACTACATTTAAATAAGGTTGTCAAGTCCTTTTTTTACCTGCAACTGGATTATCTACCCAGTGTATCGTGTTTGGGGGCATGAACCCATGCATAAACCACGCATTTCCAAATGTGGGAGACCCTTTACCAGTAAAATCTATACGGTTATTATACACCAGTGCAGACATTCCCATCTCCATAAACATTTTACCCCTGCCCTTACCTTGAAAGCTTGTGACAGGAAGTAGTAACGCAAAGGGTTTCCCCATTGCGTAACAATGCTTTATGAATTGATCTTTCTTACTGTAAGGTGGGTTTGTTATAACGCCATCAAAACAGTCAGACTCCACACAATCAAAGAAATCCCTACCACCACTGCCAACAATGGAATAACCATAGGCATCGAACCCTGAGAGGATACTCGAACTTTTTCCTGCGGTTGCTTCATAGTATGTTTTATCCTTGTCTAAGTATTTCAGTAATGGTAGGATCTGATCTTCTGGTGTGTAACACTCATCAGACTCTGCGTTGGTTGCCCTACGTTGGATTAGATTGGTATACGACATTTTCACTTTCTGCTTTTGCCTGTTCACTTTGTACCATCAGAGATAGAACTTGGTTCCAGACGTTTCCAAACGATGCGACATCATTCCGTGCAAGGTTATAACGATCAGAATATGTAAATCGATTAAAGTAATTCGGGTTGTCTTGTTGTACCTTCAGAACTTGGGCAGCGATACTGAATGCATAGTTTGCATGTTGTAGTTTGTCCTCATTGTATTCATAGACGATTGTAGCATTCGCCGCTGTCTCTGTCAATGCACCGTAGTTAGGGTGAATACAGATGACCTGCGCCTTGATTGCTTCGATCAATGCAATACAAGATGTCTCTTTCCAGATATTTGGATACAAGAAGATGTGAGATTTCTTCAGTGCTTCTTGTACGACATCATTAGGTTGCCACCCATGATATGTCATCTTCTCGTGATTTTCTATTTGTTCGAATAGTTTCTTGTACGGTTCGTCTCTTTGTTCCCAACCATAGATACCAAAACTTGAAAACACGTCCAAATGAATGTTAGGGAAATGCTTACACAGACCATCAAAAATAGGAACCAGAAGCTCCAAACCACGATGGGGAGTAGTATGATAAATGAAACGAATTGTATCAACATCTTTTGTGATTGGTTCATATTGCGTCTCCACGGCGTTGTAGATTACAGTCGTCTTTGAGTATGGTATATCAAAACGTTGAATATACTGATCACGTTGCCATGCTGAAACAAATACGAGGTGTGCAAACTTTTGCCAACCACCATTTGCAAGAAGGTTCATCTCTGGATCTTCTGCAAGATCGTGACAGTAGAGAACGTTCGGTACGTCATTGTACATTTGACGTGGACGTGAGAAGTGGATTGCGACTTGTTCTAACCACTGTTTGTCGACGTGTTTCAATACACGCTCACGCATCATTTCTGTACCACCAAACGAGTTGGCTGATACTTCAGATTCAATCACCTGACCTTTATATAATACACTCATATTTAACTTTCCTTATACGATTGGTGTTTTTTTATTATTATCGAATATTTGCGTTGGATGATCCAAGTCACCCAAACGACTTTCAACTTTCTTTTCAACGTGCCACATGATCTCTCCAAGTTGAGAAGCCACATGCCAATGTTCGACATGTTCAAATCCGTTCTTTGCGAAGAATGCCATGATTGCACTGTCTTCTGCAACACAGACCCCATGTCCACGATATTTAACCACTGGGGCATGTCCAATGAAATACCCACCGACTTCTACTAACTTGGCGGCATTTGAATATGCACTATGTACGTCCCAGATATGTTCAATAGTTCCTAAGTTCCAAACCACTCCAAATTGTTCATACATGTCAGAGAGATCTTCAGTCAGTGATCTGGTAATGTCTCCACCATCTGGATCAAGAGATTGATAAGATGTGAGACCAAACCATTCTTCTGGTGGATAAAACTGAGGATGAATAGTGGATGCACCAAGCATTAACATACTTCTATCTCTGGTATATGGTAGAAGTCTCTCGTAATGCATCTTATGATGGTTGACAATTGTCATTAGTAATCTATCCTATGGTTTTCGAACAGTTCATCAAGACTGAGATTTCTACCTGTGTTTTCCCACCACGAACGAATTACGTGATAAGATCTGACACTGGCATCTACTTGAGCCTCTGGACTGAATATGTTTTTTGATGTGAACTCGTTCACGTTGTGATTGAAGAGGGGAAACGTGTAGACCCTATCAAATCCCCAAAGAACTGCGTTCTCTAAGGATAGTGCCGCACCCACTGGCATTCTATAGTGTATGGTGTCGTCACCATTATCAAAGTAGAACTTAACCAGTTTACTCGCATACTTCCTTTTCAACATATAACATTGCAAACCATGATCTTGTTGCTCACGTTTTCTAGGAACCATATTGGGTTGACCTTCATGTACAATAGACAATTGAAGTGCACCCCATTTGGAACCCAGTTTTTCTATAAAATCTTTGAAGGTAAATGACCAGTACTGAACTGTAGAGAAGTCTACATCATCTTCAAAAAATATACCCACGTCTTCATCAGTGTTATCAAACCAGTCTTTGATTGTGAGTAGATGTGATGTTGTTGTTCCCTTATCAATCCAATAAGGTTCAATCATTGCATCACAATAGGCTTTGACATTAGAGTTTTCGTATCGTTCGTACTCATAAAATCTTGGGTGACCTTCGCCTAAGGCAAGGAGTTCGTTCGACATGTATTGTCGACGATCCCAACATTCTTTCAGATTAACAACGTTTGGCCGAGGCATCCCGACTAGTTTATTCATAACAAACTCTTCTCAATTTTTTAATCTATACCTTGTGTAATTAGATCATTAACTAGTGCGACTACCATATCCACATCATCTTGCGTACATGCAGGTATTTCACCTCTGTACATTCCTATTGTAATTTGCTCTTCAATGTTATTTCTGTTTGCTCTGCCCTTTTTGAAGGGTCTGTGATAATCATTGTAGAGAATTGTGAATACCATCTCGCCGTGTTCTTCAGCAGACAATCTCATCATGTTCAATTCCTATGACTCGTTCATATATTTTTTCTAATGTTCCATGGAAACCACCAAGGGTTCCATTATTATATATGCGATAAGTTACAACTGGAAGTTTGGTATCTTGAATATATTCTGATTCCATTTCCGTTATAGTACCACTTACAAATGTCTCTATGACAGATCCATTAAAGTATCTACGAGAATCTGTACGGTAACTACATCCGTCTCGAATCAGTTGGACAAGAATAACATTCTCTTCCCCAACCTTTGCGAGTAGAGGTTCGATCTCTTCTACAAACCCACCATCAGAGATGGCATAGTCAATTGAGATATCGATATTACGAGCAACTTGGTTTCCAAAATAAGACTTACCAAACTTTGGTTTGATAACGTTTTCTGAGGTGTGGATCATTGCCTCTCTACGAGATAGTCCACGCAGATCTTCCTCTGGTCTTTCTTTCGTTGATCGGTTGTCAAATCCATCCATAAACCAAATAGTGTCCACGTCAAACTCATTGATAGTTTCTTTGAACAGTTGATGTTTAAAACTCAAGTGTGCGAAACCACGTTCTTTAAAGTATGCGGCAGCTTCGTCTTTACCTGAGCCTGGAGGTCCATTAAATATAATAATCATGTCAATCTTTTTCCCAGTGTTTGAGAAGTTCCAAGTTCTCTCCTGTACCTTTCGTCTTAATATAACCATCTTCGATCATCTTGTCAAGTATTATTTCAATATATTGATCAAAAGATTGCTTTGTTCCAAATTTCCATCCAAGATATGTTCCACACGCATAACAAACAAAAAACCAAATGAAGACTTCCTGTATCATGTAATTCTCCTAGAATGAGTCGTTTACAATATTACTTATCTCTGCGGCGAACGCTTTCTTCCATTCATCATCCGTAATACCTGCAATAATGAATGAACGATCATTTTCATCCAAGTAAGGCATTGCGTCATGAATAGACACATATCCCTTCTCCCACATCTCATAATCTTTGGGTTGTACCTTCACTTCACGTGTACGATAAACACCAGTAAGAGAACTTTTACGTCTGATCTGCATTGTCTTTCTCCATTTCAAAACCATAATTGGCAATATAGTAAGCATCCACAATGTCACTAATAGGGTTCCATTGTTTAACTGATATTATACCGATTTTTTCACGAATGTCAACCCCTAAATCAGAAAAAAACGACTCATACATCAATTCTTTTGATGCATTGCCCTTTCCTGTACCAAATTTCTTGATTACTGTGGGTGGAACGACTGATTGTTCCATACCTGCTTTGTATATGGCATGTTTAAGCATACCACAGTTTTCAGCGATCTGAAAGACACGACCAACTGCACCGAAAGCATAACCTTCGATGTAGACGTGTGTTACATTATGTTTTTTGAGAATAGACATAGACCAGTCTGTGAGGTTAATAAACCTATCAACGTCTTGGTTGAAGTCTGGATACATGGTTGCATTGAATTGCTTTTCTGGGTGAAGCAACTTGTCACGTTTTACCATGTAATAGAATTGACAATTCTTATAGTCCCATGTGTCACCTTCGTGTACACATATAGCTGGGGATGTCAAACTGTAGTCGATGCCTGCGATAACCATAATATAAAATACCTCTTGTTGTAGAGATATTTATGCTTTTTGTCACATGTTTATTTTGACGATATCTTTAGGATCGATGTAATTGATATTTTTCTTGGAAGGTTTTTTCTTCTTTACTATTCTTTGTTCCTTCATTGCTTTCGCAGATGTGATCAATAGAATAACTGCAAGAGGATCGAACACAACGATGATGAGGATGATTGCCCATCGTACTGCATCACCAAGGTTTGCCTCTGCTTCGTCACCATAGACGAGTTCCGCCACATACTTGATGGGACCGACTTCAACTTCGAATGCACGAACCTTTACGTTGATTTCTGCAATCTGATCGGTATAGTCATCGATCATGTCATATGCGGCATCAATGTCTCCATTCAATGCGGCACGTTGTTCTTTCTGATCTTCACGTGCTTGTAGACCTTTAGTAACTGCACCGACATCATTGTATTTGTCTAATGCGGCATCTAAATCATCTAAAGTATTATTTGCACGTGTAATGTTTATGTTCTGTCTATCAATACGAATTTGTATCCGTTCGATCTGTGCAGAATATTCTCCACCACTAGCTTTGGTTTCGATATGCGCTTTTGATAGGTATCCAAAGATCCCCATAGATGTGATGACCATTAAAATGAACACAGAGAAGAATAGGTACAGTTTAATCCACCCAGTAATCTTAGTCCAGTACATGTGTAACCACACCGCACTTACAAGTTTACCAATTTCTAGGATACTTGCCATGACGACAACAGACAAGAATGCTCCTGCGAAAATAGTCGCAAGACCAATAATTGAAAAGTATGCGGCAACTGCGGCAATTGCAAATGCTGTCAACAATGTTGTGATTTGCATAAATCTGTTAAACATTTTAATATCCTCTATGAGTTATAGTATTTATCTCTATAACTCAAGCAGGCGTGACCAAGTGTCTCGCCAGTCTTTAACCTCTATATTTACACCCTTGGGGTTTGCATATGCAAGAGGGTAATCATTTCCTGATGGTTGCATTCTATCACCGAAGAAATAGATCTTCTCATTCTCTTCGCCAAAGTCTTCAAGTATCTGAGACTTGTCTCCACCTTTACGATATATGTCTATACCTGTTTCCCCACCAACAGTGGCGGTGACATCGGGGAAATTTAAATTGATTTCTAACGCAATACTCTCACGTTCTCTATTGGCAGTATCATGTTGGATATAGAGGTTTCTTTCTGCAACAGTAAGTTCGGGATCTGTTGGTCTTCCAATAACACTGAAGTTAATAGTACCTCTACGCTTTTCAATGTGGTATCCCATTCGTAGTGGGAAACTACTACCTTGTAACCAACCATTCAGTAAGTCATATAGTTCTTTCGGTGGTTCAAATCCTTTTGAATTGACACGTTTACCACGATGAAAGACATCGTTACCAGAACAGTTGTAACAAGTAACGACACCTTCACATATTTCTGGGCCAAGTTGTTCAAGTGTCTTTGGATAGTCACTCCCTGTAACTAACCATACCTTATGAGTTTTCATAAACTCTAAGAAGAACTCTTTGAATTCTGGATCTATCTTACCCCTACTTGGTGTAAGAGTTCCGTCCACATCGAAAATATATCTATTTTTCATTTGAAGTATACACACTTTGCGATTTCATTTTCTTCAAACTGACTTGTCAACACAGCTTCACTGACTTCACAATGCAATTGTTCTGAATACCTATGAAACTCAGTGACCTTGTATTCATCAAAGTCAGTGATGTAACTTATAACGAGAAGAACCCACATTAATCCAGTACCTTATATACCCATCTACTCATAGGATTACTTCCAAACTCACGTGCGTAAACTGTCTTACCCACTCTTTCAAAAATCAATTTCATTTTCTCTCCAATATACTACGCATTGTATTACTAGCAGTTTCTTTAAAGAAACGAGGTGCAACCCCATGAACAAGGAGAACAGGCACCAACAGTTGTAATTTAACTGCAGTCTTTACTGCGAACAACAAGTGTTCTGCAGGAGTTTCGTTGACTTCCTCTAAGTGTGCCTTGCATTCCTTGCTAAACATTAACGACCCTGACCTCTGTATTTCTTGATACGGTTTTTTCCACGCATTGATTTCGTGCGTACTGATTTACCAATTGATGTTTTCTTCCGTACACGTCTTTGTGCACCACTAATTCCACCTGCAGCTTTCGCCATATTTATATCTGTCCTCGCTTTTTAAGTTTTTCTTTTGTCATAATGTAGTTCTTCACAAGTTCTGATCTTACGATATCTTCCCAAGTAAACTCTACGACACTAAACATATCCATCTCTCTTACGATAGACATGAAATCTTTGATACCATCACGTTCTAATTTCTTATCAAAATCTGATTGGTAGTAATCCCCACACATGATAAGTCTACAGTTATCTCCTATACGAGTGATGACTGTATCTAATTCGTGGAAGTTAAGGTTCTGCATCTCATCAACAATGACAATTGCATTGTGTAATGTAGTACCCCTAATAAAGGACGTGGAGACGAACTCGACACGCCTAGAAAGACTTAAATCCAACCAACTTTCTCTATCTCCAAGAAGTTCTTCACAGAGAGAAATGTATGGTCTCGAATATACATCTTTCTTTTCCTCTTCAGTCCCTGGCAAGAAACCTATGTTTCTCGTTGGGACGATTGATCTCACGATGACAACCTTATCATATTGGGTGTCTTTATCTAACACTTCTTTCAGTGCAAGATACATTGCAAGGAAGGTTTTCCCTGTCCCTGCTGAACCCGAAAGAATCAGGTTCTTGTTTCTATTCCATTGGTGAATTGTATCACTCTGGTGTTGTGATTTCGCCTCGACATTAATTAAGTCATTCAAAGAAACTTTAGTCACTTCATCTCCACAATATTATTCAATACATTATTCAATCGAAACAAAACATTCTTGTCTGGAATAATTCCCTCTTCTGCCACAGCTTCAAGGGTTTCCAACAACATAGTATTTTGTCGTCTAATTAATTCGTTTTCAAAAACAAGTTCTTTGTTTTCTTGTACCAACTGCTGCCGTTCGTTCTGCAAATCACCCAGAACTTCTTCTCTAATCTTTCTTCCTGCCATATCACATTAAAAGCGTTGTTCGCCATATCCCCCAATAGTGTCTTCGATTTCTTTTGCGAAATCTATAAAATTTCCAATAAAACGTTTGTGCCAAAATATTACTGGTTGTTGCATACCGTCGACTAATTCTACACGTTCTTCTAGTATATCTCTATACTGTTTATACGTGATATCAAAGTATTCGTATTCTAGGTTATAGTCCTTTGCCATTTGCATAGCCTTTGTACAATTAGGACAGTTACCAGAACCAAATATTTCAACTGCAGTCATCAGTCTTCCTTCCAACTATCCATATCAGTTTTGATGTGAGTGATCTTTTCACTGGCAATACCCAGTGCCATTGACTGGACTTGTTCGAGGATGTGTTTAATCTCAACATCGTCATAAGTCTCTTCTGCCAATTCGGAGTATTGATTACGCATTCTATGCGCAGTGATCACAAGATCCTTCATTACTCCAAGACGTTCGATCCACTCTTCTAAACTATGGCGCAACGGGCTTTTCCTTCCAGTCATCGATGAAGTCGAGTTTCTGTTCTCTCGTCCAATTCTTGAGATAATCATTGTCACGATCAAACAACATA